CGCGCCGTACTCCACGGTTTTTCCGTCGTAGGCGACACGTAACGTGCCGGAGGCATACGCTTTTTTCAGCGCGTCCAATTCCGCTTGCGACCACGCCATGACCTACCGCCGCAACCAATCTTTGGTGCGATCGCCAAGCCAGGGGCCGGGCCTGCGCGAAAAACCACCGCGCCTTGCTTTCGGGGCATGGCTGGCCTGTAGGGTTTCGTCGATCTGGACCCTGGGCTCGTCGGCATCCTTAGTGGCGCCAAGCTGTCGCGCGAGCTGCCGCCAGTGGCGGTCCTCGAACCGATCAAGGCCGACGACCGCGGCGGCGGCTCGGGCGTAGACATAACAATCGAGCGCCTCGTTGCGCTCGCGCATTTTCTGCCACTCGCGCACCGGATAGCCGCGGCGGTTGCGCGTCGTGACCAATTGCTCGGAGCACAGCTGCTTGCAGTACTCGGCATCCAACTTGGGCAGGTGCACAAAGCCGGCGGGATAACAGACACCGAACTCCAATTCCTCGTCGGTAGGCGGATCCTTACGCAGGTTGTTGAACAGCTCCAGCTTGGCGATGCCGCCGGCGACGGGATGCACGCGAACGCCACGACGCAGACGCTTGCCGCCGACGGTGATGTCGACGGCCGTGGGCAAGCCCACCAAAGCGCCGCCGCGGTCGGTACCCTTGATCGCCATGGCCAGGCCCGAATGCCGGCGCGTCCAGGCGTACGCCTCTTGGGTGGCAAAGCCGCTGTCGACGGCCAGGCGTCGAAGCGCCAGCTGCACGCCCGAAGAATGCGACCAGGTCTCCGACAGCATCGCCGAGAGACTGTTCCAGACCTCGGCGCGCGAGGTGTCGCCCTCGAGCACGCGATGCTCGACCAACCATGATTCCTTCCCTGGGCCCCAGGCCCAAACCGAGACCTCGATGCGATCCTTCTGGACGTCGGCGCCGGCGGTGAGAAACAGCCCGCCGGACGGGACGGTACCGATCCTGTAATCCTCGCGGCGCTCGTATAGCCGTTGCCAGTCGGGCGCCTCGCCGGTCTCGACCCAGGTCTCGCCGAGCTCGGTATTCTTTACCGATTTGATCGCCGCGTCCGAGCCCTGGGCGGTTTCCCAAGCGGCGGCGATCTGTGCCCAGCTGCGCCAGCCGATCGGGCTGTACAGGCTCGAGATATGAAATCCCGCGGTTTTGCCGTCGCCTGCGACGGTCGCCCGCCATTCGCCGTTTTCCAGCATCGACGTCTTGTGATGCTCGGCGATCGGCTCTTCACACGCTTCACAATAGTATCGCGCCGTCTCGGGCTTGCCCTTGTCCCAGCGCAGCCGTTCGAACTTGAGCCATTGCCGGTGACGACAATAAGGACATGGTACGAAGTAGCGGCGCTGATCCGACGCCTCGTACTCTCGCTCGATCCGCGACAGTCCTTTGATGGTTGGTGTCGAGACGATGAAGATCTTGCGCCGCGCAAACGTCCGGGTGCGGGCTTCCGCCAGGGCGACCGGATCGCCTTCGCCGTCCACGTCGCCCGGATAGCCGTCGACCTCGTCGAGGAACAGGTAACGCACCGGCATGGATCTGAGACCGACGGCCGAGTTGGCCCCGGTCATGACCAGTACGCCGCCCTGGAACTCCTTGGCGAGTACCGTATTGCCGGAGTCCCGCGATCGCGACGGCTTGACCAGCCGCCGTAAGGCCTCGCTTTCTTCGATCAGCGGATCGATGCGCTGCTTTGAGTTACGTTTGGCCATCTCCACGGTCGGTAGCACCGTCAGCATTGGTCCCGGCGCGTGATGGATCACATAGCCGATCCAGTTGTTTCCGGCCTCCGTCGCGCCCACCTGGGCGGCCTTCATGAACACCACCCGCTCGGCCGGATGTGCCGGCGACAGACAGTCCATGACCTCTTGCAGGTAAGGGGTCCGAGTGGTGCGGTAGCGTCCCGGTTCCGCAGAAGCCCGTGATGACAACATCCGATGGTGATTCGCCCATTCCGACACCGTCAGCAGCGGATCCGGCCTTAACCCCTGATCGAAGGCTTCCGTGTATATCCGAGCAGCGTCCGGCATGGCCATCAGTTCGTGACTTTCAGTGCATGGGGCATTGCGTGGATTTGCTCACCGGCGGAAACTCGGACGTGCACGACAAGCGGAGGACAACATGCGACCGCACATATGGGCTCAGGTGCCGAAGCCGCCGCCCGACCCAACACGGGCGCCGGGCGAAGAGCCGCGCGAGCCGCCGCCCCACGAAGATCCAGATATGCCGCCGCCCGTTCCGCCGAACTGGCCACCGCCGGACCAGCCGCCGGCGGCGTGATGATGGTGCCGATGTGAGAAATCTTACTCAACCTCCGGCCCGCCGGTTAAAGCGTTGAGCGCCTGACGCATCTCCGCCGACAGCAGGGCGTGGACTTTGGCCGCATCGGTTTCCGCGGCGAGCATGCCGGACAGCCGATCCGGGATGTTCAACAGGTTGTCCCGAGTCACACGTCCTTTGTTAAATGCCGCCACCTTGACCTCGTCGGCATCAACATACTTACCAGCCTCGACCTTGGCCTTGAGCTCGAGCAGCTTGCCGCGCTCAACCTCGCTCTTGATGCGGGTTTTCAGGAGCAAGGTGGGGAGGTCGCCGCCCTGTGGAAACGAGACGGGCTCGGGGATTTGCGACGCCGGCTTTGCAGGATCGATGGCGTTTTCCTTGGCCGTCCCAGTACCAGCAGGTGTGCTCCGACGAACCGCCCGCGCGGGCTCGCGGATGGCATTGAGCGTCGCATCGGCCTGGGACTGATCCACCTTGCCGTCGATCAGACGGACCACGCCTTTCTGAACCAGACGGCGCACATACTGGCGCGAGAAGCCACGCCGGCGCGCCCATTCAGCTTGGGTGATCAGCATTGCGGACACGAAGTCTCATCATCGATGACGAACAGAAGAAATCAATCAAACCAATCGCTTATTGGCTTGGCTTAAGCCGTTTGTAGAGCGATCACTGGATCCCAAGCGGCGATCGGCACCGCAAAGTATAAGGAGGTTCACGACATGACGGAAATGACCAAATCTCAGCTCAACACCATTTTGAGCGCGCTCGCGGGCGGGGCACGTAATCCGAACACCAAGGACGCCGCGCTCAAAGCGATCGCAAGGCACGGCGATCCGCTCGGCTTGACGATCGAGGACGTCCTCGCCGCTGCTGACGGCTTGCTCGACGGTCGTGTTAGTCCCGAAGAATTCCGCGACAGCTTGCAGCGGCAAGCGACCGAAATACCGTCGAACGTTATCAAAGAGCCGGAGCCAACAGCAAACGCCAAGCCGCGGAACCGCCGTGACGGCACCAAGCAGGCAACGATGATCGCCATGCTTCGTCGGCCCGAGGGAGCCACGGTCGACCAGATCATGGATGTCACTGGCTGGCAGCGTCATTATGCCGATGCCCGGATTATGCCGAGGTAGGCTCGTAAACCGTTGTTTATGGCGGAGATCGCTGCGTTGGGGTCGGCATAATCAGAGGGCTTCAAGGAAGGCGAGGAGTTTGTCGGTCGGCCGGAAGCGGCCGGGTTTGTTTGTGATCGGGGCTGTCTTCTCGAGGGTCCGTTCCTTGATCTGCAGGTCCGCGTGCAGGTAGATCTGGGTCGTTTCGATCTGTTCGTGACCGAGCCAGAGCGCGATCACCGAGGTGTCGATGCCGGCGCGCAGCAGGCGCATGGCCGCGGAATGCCGCAGCACATGCATGGTCACCCGCTTGCGCGCCAGGGATGGGCATCGGGCGGTCGCATCCTTGACGTATCCGGCCAGCCGGCGCTCAACCGCATCGCGGCTGAGGGCGCGTCCGGTTCGTGTCGGGAACAGCGGGTCCGCAGGCTGACCGGCGCGCTCGGCGAGCCAGGCCCGCAGGACCGCGACGGTGCCGGATGTGAGCGGCGTGATCCGCTGCTTTCGCCCCTTGCCGTTGCAGCTGACATGCGCGCCGGTCCCGAGATGGACGTCGGCGCAGCTCAGCCCGATCAGTTCGGACGCCCGAAGGCCCGTCTGGACGGCGAGGCCGATGAGCGCCGTGTCGCGCCGCCCGGTCCAGGTCGCGCGGTCCGGCGCGGCCAGCAGGGCATCGATTTCCGCCTCGGTCAGCCAGGTCACCAGCCACCGCTCGAAGCGCTTCGGCGGAATGGCCAGAACGCGCTCGATGACGGCGGCATGTTCGGGATGCCGAAGGGCCGCGTAGCGGAACAGGGACCGGATCGCGGCCAGCCGCGCATTACGGGTGCGCACACCGTTCTGACGTTCGTGCTCCAGGTGGTCGAGGAAGGCGCCGATCAGGGGTGCATCGAGATCGTCGATGGCGAGCTTTCCCGGGGCCTTGCCGTGTCGCTCCGACGCGAAGATCAGGAGCAGCCGCAGCGTATCGCGATAGGCCTGAACCGTGTTCGGGCTGACCTGGCGCTGGCGGATGAGGCGATCGGTGAAGAACGCCTGCAGGGTCGTGGCGAGCGCACTCATGCGTCGCCTCGCAGGTGGCGCTCGAGCCTTTCGCCCGCCAGTTCCAGCAATTCCGGCGCGGCCGACAGGTACCAGTAGGTGTCGCCGGGATCGGCATGACCGAGGTAGGTGGACAGGATCGCGAGGCGGGAACCGGGGGCGCCAGTCTTGTAGTCGTCGACGATGGTACTGACGGCGAAGCTGTGCCGAAGATCGTGGATCCGGGGCCGGCATGTCGCCGAGCGCGGAGCGATGCCGCAATGATTCAGCAATTTCTGGAAGATCGGCTGCACGGTCCCATAGCGCAACCGTTTGCCGCGCGAACTGATCAGCAGGGTCGGCATGCCCGCAGGACGGGGGCGATCGTCGCGGTGCAGGTAGTCGTCCAGCGCCGCGACGGTGCTCGGATGCAGCGGCAAGGCGCGCGCCTTGTCGAACTTGGCCTTCCGGATCGTCACCATGCCGCTGCCCGCGTCCAAGTCGTCGCGGTCGAGCCCGATTGCCTCTCCGACCCGCATTCCGGTTGCCGACAGGAGGCCGATCAGCGTTCGGTAGGTTGCTTGCACATGCGATCCGCGCAGGATCGTCGTGGCTCGCATCAGGTCCGTAATCTCCTGCGGCGTGTAGAGATACGGCGTCGCGCGGCGCCCTCGCGCCGGCAGAAGATCGGCGGGCGGCACCTCGCTCACCCCGTCGAGTGTACGCAGGTGCCGGGCGAAGAGGCGAACCTCGGCCAGGCGTCTGGAGGTCCAGATCGCAGCGGCGCCTGCGGGCTGGATCGCCCAGGCCAGCGCCGTTTCGGTCCGGACATGGATCTCGCCGCGATCCTCGGCGAAGGCGGTGAACTGGCCGAGAAGCCGCTCGGCCTTGTCCATCTTGTAGCCGAGGGCGCGCCGCATGGTCAGATAATCGGCAAGGGCCGGACGCAGAGTGCTCATCGGTCGCCCTCCGGCCAGGGGCGCGCGATCAGGCGCAGGCTGTCCCGGTCGACCTTGGCGTAGATCGCCGTGGTCGCGGCGCGGCGGTGGCGGAGCAGCTGGCCGATCTCCGGCAAGGACGCGCCGGCGCGCAGGAGTTCCGTTGCCGCAGTGTGGCGCAGGCGATGCGCATGGACGCGCCCGAGACCCGCGCGCCGGGCAGCATCCGCCACGATGCCGCTCACGCGGCTTGGCCCAAGCGCGTGATGGGGTGCGAAGTGCCGGACGAACACGGTCCGCCCCTGGGCGTCCGCGGGCCGTGCGTTTGCCAGGTATTCTGCCAGCCTGAGGCCTACATCGGCCGGAAGGGGCATGCGTTCCACGCTACCCCCCTTGCCGGCCACGATGATCGTGCCCGCGCGCCAATCGATATCGTCGAGCCTCAGCCCGGCGACCTCGCCGCGCCGCAGGCCGAGCCGGACCATGAGGGTCAGGATTGCCAGATCGCGGCAGCCGACGGGTGTGCGGGCATCGCAGGCCGCAAGCAGGCGGCGCACCTGATCGGGCTCGAGACCCTTGGGCAGCCTGGCCAGCCTGCGGCGGGACACCTTTGGCACGGCGTGCACGAGTGATCGTTCCGTGACGCCATCAAGATGCAGAAAGCCGAGGAACGAGCGCAGCGCCGTGACCGTCAACTTCGCCACGCCGCCGTTCAGACGCGGGCACCACGCCACCACGAAGGAGGTGACATCGGCCGGGGTCAGGTTCCCGAGCTCAAAGCCATCCGCCGACATCCTGCGGTCCAGAAACGGGCGCAGGCAATCAATGTACCGAAGGGCCGTCGCCGGAGCCAGGCCGCGTTCCGTGGTCAGGAAGCAAATGTACTTGTTCAGGATTTGCCCGGTGGGGTCGTCCTCGCCGGAGGATTCGGCCGCAGGCGCCAGCCCCAGCCCGCAGAGATAGCCGAGAATGGGGCTCAGAGCCTTGCGCGTTTTGTGTCGGACGGCACCGGCTGCCCGACGATCCGACAGGAAACGGTCGACCCGCACCATGGACAGGTCGCCCGCTGTCAGCTGCCGCCTCTCGAGCCAGTGGCTCAGATCGGCGAGCAGCCTCCGGTGTTCCGAAATCGTTCGCGGCGCGTATCCCTGCCGCTGCAATTCCAACGCGAAGCCCTTCGAAAGGATCGCGAGCGGGCTGTCACCCGGTGTCTTGCTGGTGTCGATCAACATGAAGTCTCCTCTCATCGACGTGAAAGAGGAGACGCTATCAGCCTTCAGCCCCGAGGATTATGCCGACCATAACGCAACAGAATCGATGTTATTCAGAAGGTTACGAGCCTACCTCGGCATAATCCGGGCATCGGCATAATGACGCTTATGCCGAAGTCGGCATAAGCGTCACAGCATTCGCGGAGCGATGGCCGGCGCTCTTAAGAAAAAACTCGGCCTCGAGGTCACTTCGAGCAAAGATCATCAAGGTCAGCGGGTCTACCGGATCGCCTGAAGAGGCGGAGCTGCCCGCGCCGCCGAGGACGGCGTTCAGGCGCTTTCGCGTTCCGGCAGAAAACGCCGGGCCGATACGGTAGCTTACCGCGAAGCTGACAATCGTGGTACAGACAGGCATGAGCGTAAGGCTTGTATCCTCCGGTAACGACAAGGCGCTGGCGATTCGAGATCACCTGCTGCCGCTGATCCGCGACCATGGCCGGCTGGAAGTTCAACGCGGTACCGTGCGCATAACGTCCCTGCAATTGGGCCCGTGGCAGTTCAATCACTGGACGCCGTTCAACGAGCTGTCCCCTGGGCAGGCATCGTCGCCGGGCTACCGG